TAATGGCGTAGATGGAAAGTGTAGAGTTGTGATTCCTACAGTGGATTGCAATCTATCTGATGATGCCATCATTGCAAAGGATATTACTGCATCAGAGTATTCTTTAATTGATGCATCTGAACTACCAAATACTGCATTTAGATCAGCATGGAAGTATTACCATGACAGTAAAAATGTCATTGCTGAATTAGATGATGCAAAGACTATTACCAAAGAAATTTTGGAGAGTAGATATCTCTCAATTAAGAAAGAGAATGAAGATATTCAATCAATAGCAGATATGAGGGGTGAATCTGCATCACTTAAATCAAACCCCACAGTACCATATAATACCATTACTAACGCCACTTCTGTATCACAACTTGAAGCACTTCTTTAATTATGAAAACAAAAACTCTCTCTGAGAGAGCAGCAGAAAGAGATGAAATGAATCGGTCTCATGAAGACCCTTTTTATCTGTTTGCTCTAAATGATGAAGCAAAAGATAGATTAACAAGATATATTGAAGAAATCCCAGATACTGAGGAATATTGGATTCCTGAGAAAATTCCTGGCGACTCTAGAGAAGATTTTAGAGTTTGTGATGTTCATCCACCTAGGAGGGGAACTGATGTTGAGTTAATCGGAGAATCAATCCTCACTAGAATTAATTTTAAACAATATCAGTTTGACATCAATACTTTTGAGTTTCAAGTGTTAAGATATAAACCTGGCGGTAGATTTGATTGGCATTGTGACTATGGTGTAGCTCCTAACAAAAAAGTTTGGAGAAAATTATCCATGAGTGTTCAACTCTCAGATCCAGAGGATTATGAGGGAGGAGAGTTAGTCATTGTAGATTACTACAACAAATATTGCACCATTCCCGCTAAGAAAGGTGCTTGTGTTGTATTTGACTCTCGATGCCCACATAAAGCAAACCCAATAACAAAAGGTGTGAGATATGTGTTGGTTGGATGGGCAAGTGGTCCTAAATTAAGATAATTATCCAGTTGCTTGTTTTAAATTGCGAGACTTAAACTGCGAGGATGGTTTATACTCGACTGCATTTTTATGATCCAACAAGAATTGTGTGAGAAATTCTTTTCTCATTAATTTAATATTTCGTTTCTTTTCATTTAGTCTAGTCTCTGCTAGAAAATTTGTAATGCCTAGAACTGGATTAAGAGTAATATTAAATGAGTCAGGGTCAGGTATACTAAAGTTCTTGTCAACTGATAATCCTGCAGGTAACACTAATCTACCATTCTTATCTTTAACCTCAACTGTTTCATAGTTTCTAGTTGCGTTTAGATCACCACCATATTTGTTAACAGAATAATTGTATAAATTCCTACTACTCATTGGCCAATCTTGTCTGACATTGATTATGTTGGCAGTTATTAGAACAACCCAATCATACAGTGGATCACCATACAATCTCTCTGCAACATCTTGTGGTCTTTCACCGTCCTCAATAGTATAAGATCTTAAGAAAGTGATTGAAGGGATAATATCATCTCTAACTTTTGCTCTGACAAATAAATTTTTTGCAGTGACATAATTGTCAAGAGTATTACTAGTCTTGAGAGGGTTCCTGTACTGTATGTCAGGTAAACTTTTAAAGTAATGATTTGCCATTAGAATCCAACTCCGTTAGTTGTACCAGCATAATCCTCAGAGTAGATAGGATTAAGTTCCATAAATGTGAGTTGTAACTGCATATGAATAGGAGTTCCATCGCTATATGTTGCGTATGTATTTGAACCAGTATAGTTCATGCTCATATTTTTTAATGCAAGTGCCTTAAACTTATTTAAGAATGGATGTTCACCACTCCCTTTCATATATGTAATCCTGAATATGTCAGGAGCATTTAAAAATCCAGTTGGGTTTGCCCTATCAAATTTTGGCGACAAAGATTTTTTTAACATCTTAATGATTTTGCCACACATAATACCTTCAGTTTGACTTCTAGGAGTAAGATCCCAACCAAAATCAAATCCTCTTAATTTAACAGAGTTAAATAATACTTCAGTATTTTGATTGACAATTTGTCCAGTTGCCCTTGATAATAATCCATTTGCTGATACATTACCACCTACAAGATTTGCAGTTGATGCAGCAGCTCTTGCTTTAATTAAATCAACCAATCCTTGTGCTCTTCCAGAATTAGCTAAATCGGAAAATTGACTTTTTACTTGGTTGCCTGCTTTACTTGGATTTGCAAATGCATTAGCGATGGTATTTAATCCAAATGCAGAAGACTCCATAAGATTGATGCCACCTTGAGCGAGAAGTGCATTTACATCATTCAATTGATCCTCTCTCCAACCAGCACCATTCGTATCTTTTACACTTTGAGGTATAGGGAGAATAATTGTTTGTTTTGCTCTTGCTTTTGCAGCAACATCAGTAACCTCACTTGATCTTATCGTTGATAATTTATCACCTTCCTGTAAAGCTGAAAATCCAGCAGTTCCTCCTCCGTTTCTTGGATACTCAAGAATATCTAATTTAAAATAGTCAGTAGTCTCTGCAATCATGTCAATAGGATACCTCAATGGTTCTGCAGGAGGTGCATTAGTGCCAGCATTGCTACCAGAACTAGTTAAATTGCTAAGACTCTCTTGAAAAAATGATGTTCCTTCTAAAATCGCCATTACACAGAGGTATTTTTATGTATTTAGCTTGAATTTTGCATATTTTAGATTTCTTGCGTCATTCACCTCTATTGGTAGCACTTCATAGAACTCACCAATCACCTCCTCCCATGTATAATTTCTCATTTTGCCCCAATGATAGTTAAATCCTTTTATTCCCCATCTCTCCAATTCCATGCATGCTATTAGAGGAAACTCATCATATTCTATGCCAGGTGTTTTTGCTAGGTATACAAATGTATAATATTTTCCTATCTCTGGAAGTATTCTTTTAGTGTCAGTAAGTGCCACTAAAATTTCCTCCATAATATCATCTGGACTTCTTAGTCCAGTTGCTTTGTCTACAACCTCCTGTAGCCTAGACACCTAAATGTTCCTCCGTAAATACTTTAAACTCCATGCGTCTATCTAGACAATAATCTCTAGCAGCATGCCATTTTGCTTGGTTTTTACTATATTCCATTACCTCTCTAATATATGTTTTAGTCTTTCTCTTTTGAGGTTTTGGTTCAAGGCACTGCTTTTTAGGTTTAATTTCAATAATCATTTTTTTAATACCAGTCCTAGATCTTACCTTTATATAAAAATCTGGATAATACCTATGTAACCTGTTATCTAAAGGAGAACGGTATGGGATTATAATCTCTTCACTACCCCATTCAATAATATTCTCATTTTTATCACAATATTTCATAAATTTTCTTTCCCACAAACTGCGATAAATAATATTACGGTAGTCCCCTCGATATTTTTGTACATTTGTAGGTCTAAACTTACCTGAATATGCCATGTTGTACCATAATGATAATCTTTAGGTATTTATTGTGCCCATTTATCCAAGAAAGAAGAAAACGGAACAGATAAGAAGACTGTTCCAAAAAGTTGAGACCACCAACCATTATGAAGTATTCTTCAGTGGGTTTGGTGCATTGACTAGACTGCGTGGACATATCACAACCAGAGCACCTCTTGTTAGTAACTTTTTTATTACTAGAGATCTAGGATTGCTTTGTAGTCAAGCACAATTACCAGCAACCAGTTTTGGTACGGCACAAATTGAAGGTAATAGAATTGGTATCACTGAGAAGTTTGCTCACACTAGAGTATATACTGATACTAATCTTACTTTTTATGTTGATACTGATTATAGAGTATTGCAATTTTGTGAGTTATGGCAAGACTTTATAGCGTCTGGTGCTGATATGGGTGCCGAGGGATCTATTAACGATAAAGTAGAGCAAGGATATTATCATCGTATGCAGTATCCTAATGAGTATAAATGTGATAGTATTAAGGTACAGAAGTTTGGTAAAGATCATTTTAGAAGTATAGAGTATACCTTCTTAAATGCATTCCCCGTTAATGTAACTTCAATGCCCGTTGCCTATAATGGTAATAGGGTGCTAGAATGTACAGTAACATTCGCCTATGATCGTTACTTCTTTGGAGCGTTTGATAGTAGATCGCGTAAGCGTATCGGACTAATGAACGACTTTAGTATTCCAACTCCTATCACTACTGGTGCTGATTTATCTAATAACGATTCTGTTGAGGAGGAAATTATTGGTGACTTCCCAGTAGTACCAGCATCAACAAATATTGCTCTAGGTTTTAATCCTGAAGAATCCGTTAGATTTAACGCCTAAATAAGCCACTGATAAAATTATTATGCCATTACCCCAGATTAATTCTCCAACTTATGAGTTGGTGTTGCCTTCGTCTAATAAAAAAGTTAGATATAGACCTTTTCTTGTTAAAGAAGAAAAAATCCTTGTTATTGCAATGGAGAGCAATGATATCAAAGATATTGCTACTGCAGTTAAACAAGTCTTAAACAACTGTATCCTCACTAGAGGTATCAAAGTTGATAAATTATCCACATTTGATATTGAGTATCTCTTCTTAAATGTTAGAGGAAAGTCAGTTGGTGAGTCTGTCGAGATTAAAGTTACTTGTCCTGATGACGGTAAGACTCAGGTAGACATGTCAGTCAACCTTGATGAGATTAGAGTGATTCGTGATCCAGAGCATGATCCAGAAATCAAATTAGATGATACCCTTACTATGAAAATGAGGTATCCATCACTAGATCAATTTATTAAAGATAACTTTGATATAGAAAATATTGGATTTGATCAATCATTTGATATGATCGCTGATTGTGTTGATATGATCTACAATGATGAAGAAACTTGGAAGTCAACTGATTTTACTCACAAAGAAATGGTTGAATTCCTAGAAGGACTGGGATCAATGCAATTTAAAAAACTAGAGAAATTTTTTGCTACTATGCCCAGATTGTATCATGAAGTCACAGTTGTCAATCCCGTTACAAAAGTAGAGAGCACTATTCCACTTGAGGGATTAGCAGCTTTTTTCAACTAGCGATGTTGCATGAGGATCTTGTCTCTTATTACAAGATCAACTTCGCCCTCATGCAGCATCATAAATATAGCTTGAGTGATATTGAAAACATGATCCCGTGGGAACGGGAAATATATCTTTCTCTACTTAAATCTCATATTGAAGAAGAGAACCTTAAAGCACAAACAGGCTAATGGTTGAAGAACAACAGCAAGCACCAAAACCTAAACAGGTTGTAGTAGTAGATAAACTCCTGCCTAGATCCTCACGAACAGGGACGCAGAGAATGGATACTGCTAGACAAAATGCTGTTGCCGAAAATTCAATTAAAGAGAATGATTTTGCTGCTTTAGGTAATCAAATACAGGCAATTAATAGAAATTTAGTTGCAGTACAGGAATTACTTAAACTTGACTTTAAGTTAGACAATAAAGAGTTCCAAGACGAGAGACAGAGATCCAAAAAAGACGCAGATATAAAGAAGAAAGTAAATAAAGAAAAATTTATTGAAGGTTCTGTAATTAAAAAACTTACAAAACCTATCGTTGCTCTTGGTACTAAGACTAAGGGTTTGATGGGGAGACTCATGGATGTGCTAAAAAATTTATTTCTTGGTTTCTTAGCAGATAAAGGACTTAAGGCGTTAAAGGCATATAATGCAGGGGATACAAAAACATTAGAAAACATACGAGATAATCTTATCAAAGTTGGTTTAGTTGCTGTTGGTGTATTCGCAGCATTTCAGTTTGGTATACCGCTAATTATTTCGGGTATCACTGCTTTAGTAGGAGCAATTATTTCATCTATTCCTGCAATTTTATCGCTCTTAGCAAATCCTGTTGTGTGGATGGGTATTGCAGCAGTAATGGCCTTCAACCTCGCAAAAACTAATGTACAGAGTGATGCAGAAAGACAAATTGCTAAGGCAGTTGCAGATGCTAACGGTGATAGGCAAGTTGTAATTGATAACTTAAAAGAGGAATTAAAAAAAGCAGAAGAAGGAGATTTAACGGGAAATATTTTCCAAAGAATGTTCCAAGAGGCAGAGAGAAATACCGTTATTGCTGAGATTAAAAAACAAATTAAAGCATTAGAACTGGGATACTATGGAACTGGTGATCCTAGGTATAGAAAAGCAGGTGCAGAAGGATCCTTGATTAATTCACCCGCTCTAGGAATCGGCAGCAACGAAGATAAACGATATTTATGGCAGGGCACTGATAAGACCGATTTTGCTTTTGAGAGGGAAAATCTAGTTAAACTAGCAAAGAATGTTGATAGAACAGAACCACAACTTGCCACCTTACAAAACTTAACAGGTCTTTATAGAGACATGTCTAGGATTAGACAAGCACAATTTGAATATCAAGAACAAATAAAGAAAAAAACAAATGTGGAGGGTGCAAAAATACAAATTGACAAATTAGAAATTCAATTCCAACAAACCCTCAAAGAGGTTAGAAGATTAAAGGCAAGTTTACCTGAAGGTGATAATAATATTATCAATACACTAGCAATGAGAGTTCTCAATTTGGGTGGTATTGGAAGTAGAAGTGAAGAACCTGGTCCTGATGGAAAACTTGGTACATTAGATGATACTGTTAAAGATCCTCTTGTGTATGAGCAAATCGCTAGGATTATGGCGAGAATATATCCAGGACTAGACGATATTCCTATTAGCACTACTAAAACATCAACTGATATATCTGATGTTAATATGGAAGCTGTTACACCAAACAATATAAACGAGGATGGTAATTTTCAGGAAAACTTCACTCCCATGAAGGATATTGATAATGCTATATCAAATGCTAGAGAAGGTTTTAGTAATATTTACAATAATGTGACTGAAAATTTACCAACATTTGAGTTTGTGCCAGATACTGCTGGCACTGGTGCAACATCAGGCGAGGGTGATGGTGAGGATGGTTCATCACCTACTGTTGGTATTAACATTCCTACTGCAAATCCATCTAATGATTATTTGTACCATTATATTAGCGTGTACTCAGCATGAAACTTATACCTAATAAAGAAGTATTTTCAACAATTAGTTTTGGGGTCATTGCGATTAGACAAACTTCGCAAGGTCTTAGGAAGGCTATGGGTGCAAAAATTAGAGCAAGAAAATCTCAAATAAACACCAGAAATATTGATAGACAAAAATTATTAGATAGTCAGAAAAAAGATGAAAAAGAAAGAGTTCTAGAGGCAAAACCTTTAAAAACTACTGGTGGTGTAAGTCAGGCACTTAAGAAAAAGAAGGGTGGTTTTTTTGACAATTTACTAGAGGTCATTGGTCAATTAATTATAGGGTTTTTATTAGATAAATTACCAGAGATTGTTAAATTTATAGAAGATTTAATTGCAAAAGTCAATAGGGTTATTACATATGTAAATGAATTGATGCAAGGTATAGTTAAAATATTTAAAGAAATTGGTGATGTAATCAAAGCAGTTTGGAATAATTTAAAACAATTTGATTTTACTGATAAGTCTGGTCAAATTAGAAAAGAATTTGGTGAGTTGTCGGATGAATTAAGAAATGAAAAAAATGCTGCAGTTGCTGCATTTGAGAATATTAAAAATATGATTTTAAATTATGGTAAGGAAGAGGGATATAAAAATCCAAGACTTGAAAATGCTAAAAATGCAGAAGATAAAGCTGAGGAACTTATAACTCCTGAAGGTACAAATGTTTTTGATGGAAGGTCATCAAATACCCCAAATCCAACTAATGA